GAGGACCAACAGGCTTGATCTATAATGAATGGACAGAGAGCCACGTGATCGACGGATTCAAATATAAGGAGGAGATGACAGGAAGGATCGCAATCGATTGGGGATTTAGAAAGCCTTCAGTCTTGATCATGGTATACGATGAGGAGAGAGAGGCAACAATTATCCTTCATGAGATCAACCCCCAAGAGGTGACCATCTCCCAACTCTCAAAGATGATCCTTTCGATTGCATGGCCTCGCAAGTTAAAAGACTCTTCTCCAGGTCCTCGAATATGGCTTGATAGTGGAATAGCGGATAAGGCGGGATCCGCTCGTAATGATCAGACAGGAAGGACAGCTTTTAGAGAAATCATGAAAGCTCCTGATCTTGGAGGAATAGGACTTCCTCTTCGATATACAACGGATCCCGTCTTGACGAATGTTTTAAACGGAATCCAAAAACTAAAGAGGGCCTTTGCTCGAAAGAAATACCTCTGTACTAGAGAAGTTTGGACAAGAGGAGAGAAGTCTATAGGGAACTCATTCAGAAAAGCGATCCTCTCTTATGGATGGAATCCAACACGAGACGAGCCAAAGAAGGACGGGAGAGAAGATCCTTTAGACGCTCTTAGATACGATTGTATCATCCATCATTGGAGCGATCTCTCCACTCCATCTTATTCCCCATCCTCTAGAAGAAGAACAGAAAAACGACAAAGACGAATCGGACGAAAGGAAGCATTTTGAAACTAATCAATGGAGACTCAATGGAGGTCTTGAAAGATCTCGAAGACAACTCAATAGACTCTGTCGTAAGCGATCCTCCATATGGATTAAGTCAGATCTCAACTCAAGTTTTTAATGAGTGTATGTTGAAGTGGTGTACAGATGATCGATCCTTTATGCCTTCCTCTAAAGGGTTCATGGGAAAGAGTTGGGATTCTTTCGTTCCTCCTCCTTCTCTTTGGGATGAAGTATACAGAGTCTTGAAGCCTGGAGGTCATGCTTTGATATTCGCAGGATCAAGGACTCAAGACTTGATGGGATTGAGTTTGAGACTTGCAGGATTTGAGATGAGAGATTGTATCCAATGGATTTATGGGAGCGGCTTTCCTAAGTCTTTAAATATTGGAAAGGCTATTGATAAAACACAAGGGAATGAACGGGAAATTATAAGAACTATAAAAAAAACACATTATAGCACATCGAATTCAAATGAAGGATGGAAAAGGCCCTCTCATTATGACAGTAATGGTTCTGTAAAAAAAATAATGGAAATCACAGCCCCTTCATCAAAAGAAGCCAAACAATGGGAAGGATGGGGAACAGCTCTCAAACCTGCATACGAACCCGCTCTTTTAGTAAGGAAGCCCTTTAGAGGATCAGTCGCTCAAAACGTCCTTGAGTATGGAGTAGGGGGGATTAATGTTGATGGGGGGAGGATTGATTATCGATGGCCATCCAATATAATTATAGGGGAAGATGTTGAAAAAGATCTTACTAAAAAACATGGAATAAAAACGAGTGGAGAAATGCCCTTAAACTTTAAGGATCGAGATTCTTCAACTGTACAATTTTTAGGAAAAACTAGAATTCATTCTCAGTCATATGAAATTAACAAAGGGTCAGTCTCTAGATATTTCTATTGTGCAAAAGCCTCAAAAGAGGAGAGGGAGAGGGGGCTGGATGGATTTGAATTAAAAAAGGCGGGTGCTATGAGGGGAGAAGAAACAAGAGAGAACAAGCCTTCAAATCATCCAATGAGAAAAAACATCCATCCTACTGTAAAGCCTATCGACTTAATGAGATACTTATGCAGATTAATCACTCCTCCAAAAGGAACAGTTTTAGATCCATTTATGGGGAGCGGATCAACAGGAATCGGAGCAATCAAGGAAGGATTCGACTTTATCGGGATTGAGAGGGAAGAGGAATACTTTGAGATCGCAAAAACTAGGATTGAATATTGGACCTCGATTGATCTTAGTTATGAAGACAATGAGGAGAAGCCTGTGGACTCTCAACTTTCTTTATTTGGATAAATGACATCGGAGAGGAAAGTTGAATCGACTGAAAATATCTACTCTCTTTTTTAACGTCAGTGACGTACATAATAAAAAAAGAATGTGTACCCTCTCCGATGTCGAGAGCAATTTATAAAGTCTTGATAAACTTGTCAATATGTTTTATGTTTTAAAATAACGAACGATTTTATTTGAAATAATAGAATAGTTTGAAATAATAGAATGAAATCCTTTGTTCTTTTGGAAGAGGATCAAACATGAGCAACGAGCAAGACGAGAGAACTCCCGATCATCTCAAAGCGATGTATCCAAGATTTAAGACCCGTGGGATAAGTGGGACTCAAATCTCAGGGGGGAAGATCACGGGCAAGGAACGCAATCCAAAATTGACGGGCCTTAATTGGGTTCAAGAAGCTGAGGACATGCTTGCAACTGATCCCGTCGTCCGTCGATCGTGGCACATGTTGAGACAGACTCTTCTCTCTGCGACTTGGAGATTTGTTCCAGGGGTTGAAGGGGATGAGATCTCCGAAGAACTCGCAAGATTTAGTAACGAGGCTTTTGGATTCGATGGATATGCAGGACAGCTCTCGACATCTTGGGAAGAGCAGCTGACTTACTTGTGGGAGTTCGTCCCTGTGGGCTATCGATATGCAGAGGAGATCTATAGAGTAGGACCTGATTCAAGAGGCAAGGTCAGAGTGTGGCTTGATTACTATGCAGATCGAGAACCTTCAGCTCATAATCGATGGCTCTCAAGAGATGGACAACACTTAGACGGGGTCCTTCAGAATGTAGTAGGAACTACTTACACTCCTGAGCCCATCCCTGCAAACAAACTCCTTCTCCTTACTTTGAATAGAACAGGATCAAACTTCGAGGGGATTGGAATGCTTCGTCCTGTGTGGTGGTGGTGGAGAACTAAGCAGCGAGTTAGTAACTTAATGTGTGTAGGTTTGGAAAGATGGGCCTTGCCTACCCCAAAAGTAAAAGTAGATCGATCTCAAGCAGAGATGCAAGGATTGACGGATGCAGATTTAAACGTGATGATTGAAGAGGCAGCGGATCAAGCTGAAGCCTTCCTCGCCACTGAACTCTCCTATTTAGTTGAATCTCCTGTCATTCAATTTGATTCATACTCCACAACTCCATACTTGTATTCTCAAGGCCCTCTCGACATAATTAAAGAATGTGATAATCAGATTTCTCAAGCCTTCCTTGCTCAATTTGCAAATCTTGGGATTAGTGATACAGGATCTCGATCTGTTGGAGAAGTTCACCTCTCAGTCTTTAGAAGAGCAGCGATCAATCTATGTGATATAGTTGCAGCCCAAGTCTCAGGAGTAGATCGAAGGGGAGGGGGAACAATTGGACGTTTGATTCGTTGGAACTTTGGAGCGATTGACCCAAGTAAACTTCCTCGATTAACTCACACGGGCCTTGATACTGATGATCTTGCAGAGTCTTTAGGCATGCTTCCAGGTCTTGTCCAATCGGGTCTACTTACTCCGGATGATGATCTTGAGAGAGCAATTCGAGAAAGACTAGGAGCGGGTGATCTTCCTGAGATCGCAGAGCGTACACCTCTCGAAAGATCTATGATTAAAGGCGGGGGCGTTGCTTCATTGACTGAGAATCTACTTAGACGAAAAGGGAGAACTCATGGTCAAGAAGATTAGACTCAAAGCAAAAAAAGATCGAACGGAAGCTCAAACCCCTGCACCTCCTAAAGACAGAGTTAAAGGATCTAAGAAGAATCCTAAAGGGGCGGCGAGTGGATCAAGGGGAGGGCTTAAGATTCCTCAAAAATCTTTAAAAGCTCTAGAGAATTATCGTGATGAACATAATGAGAAGTATTCTGCTAAGTCTAAAAGAGTTGATCTTGGAACTCTTAAAGCTGTTTATCAAAGAGGAGCGGGGGCCTTTTCCTCCTCTCATAGACCTGGAGCATCGAGGGAGCAATGGGCTCTCGCAAGAGTCAAAGCTTTTCTTAAACTGGTGGGAACGGGCGAGAGAAAGAAAGCATACACGACTGATCTTGATTTGCTCCCTTCAGGGCATCCCCAAAAGAGCAAGGCAGAAAAGAAAACGGAAGTTTTAAGCGTTCCTAAAAAGTATGATCATATTGACTTCACTCCTCCAAAAGGTGTACAGGAAGCCGCTCAACGTGCTTTAAAAGTTAGAGCAGAAAAGCCTGAATCTCAAAGGGGGATGACTGATGTTGGATTGGCCCGCGCTCGTGATCTTATCAATGGAAAAACACTCTCTCCCGATACTGTCAGAAGAATGCTCGCCTACTTCTCAAGACATGAAGTTGATAAGCAGGGGAAGACTTGGAAAGAAAAAGGGAAAGGGTGGCAAGCTTGGAACGGATGGGGAGGCGATGCAGGATTCTCATGGTCAAAGAAAGTAGTAGGACAAATGAACACAGCAGACAACAAAGCGAAATCACTTAGAGCATATTCCGAAGCAAATCTTTTAGGAGAGGCGGATCCCATTTATGAAGTCCCTGAAGGATTGACAATTGGAAAGCCCTTCAAGACTTTGTCTCTTGGTCAAGTATCATCTCGTATGAATGGGGATAATATTGGAAAAGAGATTGATCAAGATCTTCTTCAAGAGATGGTCAGAGTCTACAAAGAGAGACGGGAAGCGGATCCAGTGATTATCGATTG